GAGAAGGATCGTATCGTTATCATAGTTGGATGCCGGTACGATGTTCTTTACGATTTCGAAGACGATCATGTTCGGATAGTCACGGCCTCCGATGTTTATCGTTTTTGTAGACTTTTTAAACACACCGGCCAGAGCTCCGGTGGTACTCAGTCCATCCTCTCCGAAGGCAATCTGCGCACCATTGTAGAACAGATCTACGGTAGTCGGGATCAGAACCACTCCGTTATCATCCCGGTTAAGATGCGCATAGATAAGAGGTTTGTTGGCCGATGTCTCCCAGTCAGGAGTACAGATACTGGTTCCTTTCTTGTATTCCTGGCGTAGCGGACCATTGATGATGCCCATTCTGGCGCGAACGTTCACTCCGTTCATCAGGGCGAACAGTTGAAAACTTCCATTTATTTTTCTTGCCATGATTATTCCTCCTTACTTCTTTACCGTTTTACTTTTCTTCTTTTCCTCCAGCAACAACGCATTTAGCGCTTCCTGCGTAATGATCTCGACATCCTTCAGTCCGGTGCCGATCACCTTCAGGGCATTGATACTAAGCACCGCACGTCCGTCACTCAGTTCCTGCGCATCCGTATAAATACCTTTCTCTATCAGCTGCGCTTTGCTTACCAACAAGTAATTCATAATTGATTTATTTAAAAGTTAATACTATTCTTCGATCTCCAGAGTACCCTTGATACACCATCCGTTGCGATTCTCGACCTCACAAATCCTCAAACGGAAGCGTCTTTTTAAAGGTCTCTTCGTAAGACATTCCGCTGATGGCCGATGTCTTGTTGATATACTGCGTCATATTCTTCAGAAACTCGCAGATAGCCACATGGAATCCCTTTACAAGCCGGGTCTTTACGACCGGCTTCCCGTCATCACCCATATCCTCGTAGCGGACCTGCATACGCATCCATGCTTTCCCCTTCTTCTTGTCCGGTTCACGCACTTCAAAATCCAGGATATCAAATACCTTTCCTGTTAATTCCGCAATGTCAACCAAAGGCGAGTCCATTCTGCGTCTTACCTTTGTTTCTTTTGTTATCAGAAATGATAATTTCATATTCAGTTTCCTTTTTAAATTTTTAGCGTCAGCCCCTTTAAGTATTCCCAAATAGGAAGACCTGGAACGAGGATTACGCCATGATTTTTTCATTCTCTCTTTTATACTCTTTCTAACTCTTGTATATCCGCAGCGAAATACATATCCCAGAATATCCGTTCCATTACGCATAGGCGTAGGATGCGCATCTTTCTTCAGCTCGTATCCAAGGTTATACCAGAGATAGTTCGCTATGCGCCATTTTGCCTCATGGAGCTTATCTTTATCTCCGAACAGGATGATATCATCCGCATACCTTACATAGTGTCTGATCTTCAGATCCTGCCGGATAAACCTGTCGAAGGTCATCATCATGATATGCTGGTTCATCGGAGACGAAGGAGTACCAATCGGCAGCCCTATATCACAGAAAGAAACTCTTTGCAGATAGCGCAGTATTCGCTTATCCTTCCAGATCGCTTCGTGACGGTCGAACAGGACCTCCGGGCGTGTCGATTCATAACATTTGCGGATGTCCAGCTGCAAATACCCCCACGGGCGATACCTTCCAATAATCCTTTTGATCTGCCTGACAGGGTCATACCGCTTTCTACTTGCGTTGATTCCCCGCCCTTTTATGCAGTTGTAACAGTCGTCAGATAATCTTGCAGCATACTCTTTTTTGATCAACAGCATAAGCGTATGCATAATCACCCTGCTTCGAAAGGAGCTGATAGCAACAATCCGTTTCTTTCCGTTAACAGATACAACCTCCTTATATCTGTACTCCACGTCAATACTTTCTCCTTTTAGGAGCTGTCTGTATACGCTGTATTCATTTTCTTTATCCTGTAAAAATTCAATTACCTCGTTTTTACACATATGCTTTCGTGAAGCATTGATCACTGCCTGATGTACCAGCTCAGGAGTCATGCGGCTCATTATATTTCCTTTCCTTTTCATCTTCCTTATCCAAGTGGAAGCCATTATTAACGGGCCTTCGGATATCTACCAGCCCATTCCCCTGTCTCCTCGTACACAGAGGTTGTCCTTGTTTTTTCGTACTACCGACGAGGTTTCCGCGTAAATTATCATTTGTAAGCCGCCAGCGTAGTTCGCATTCGTATTCGACAGCTGGTTGTTCGCATTCACGTAACGAGCGGAAGCATTCGACGAATTGCCGTTACCACGCTACGCGGAAAACCTTATATCTTTAGATGGGGAGGACAAGCCTCCCCCGCACGTTCGTTTCACTCACTCTCGGCTGCGCTTTCGTCACTGTCGTTATGCGACGTTGCACTCACCGTCCCTTCGGGTAAGCGCACCTGGAAGCCGCCAGCGGAGTTCGCAGTCGTATGCGACAGCTGGTAGGCCGCAAGCACGAAACGAGCGGAAGCAGCCGACGAAGTGCCGAGACCACGCACCCTGTGTCCAAGACGGACAACCTTACCTACCGCCTGGCCTGTATAGTTATTACGGTCTATGTATGCGGTATTATCTGCTAGCGATCCTTTCTTTAAAGTTCCCAGCCTGGTTCCACGTATCAGATCCGTAAAGTACCCACTACCTGAAGGAAGGGTTCCGATATAAGTGTAATCAGGACTCTCCTGGAAGTCAAATAACTGCCCGGCATCTTTGATGTAGTCCTTGTTTAATGTCAGCTTATCCTGTTCACGGCAGAGATAGCATTTGATCGGATTGGTAGAGCCTCCGGAAGTTTCGTCTTCTATCTCCATGACCTTTTCTATGCCTGCTCCCGCATACTGGAAAACGTCGGCGGAGACGAGGTCCATGCCGTAGACTGCGGAGGTTTGAAGAAAAACTCCAATCTCTGCTATATTGATAGGATTTCCCGACACATCCCATGCTGAAAGATTACTTATATAAAATCTGATTGAAAGTATTGCATTCATCTCCCCTTCAAGCAGTGTCTTCGCTCCCGGGACATTGTAATATTTGTAAACTTTGTTATCAAACGTAAAAGATACACCTGGCTCTATACCATTCTCTGCCGCATACGAAAGGGCCATCTGAGTTTTCAGACACTCCACACGAGGATAATATTTAGAAAGAATCTCAGACCAGTTTTTCTTTGTTCCGTTTTCATCAACACAGAAGGGAGGTTGATCAGATAATTTCTGAAATATTGCGTCACTCTCTTCTTCCATCCTATAAAATACTCCTGTTCTTTTAGGCGCAGTGTTATTATTTATCGCTACGTTACTTGAAATACCCGCTCCAAACATCTCTGGATCATGCAGATAGACCGTACCAAACTTGTTCATCAGCGCATTGGTGATATTCAGAAGATGCCAGTCCATCAGCGGAGCAAACGGAACAGTCTTAGCTGTATCCGCATTATGAGCTACAGCAAAGTCGTTGGTCGTAAGCTGGCTAAGACCAGTTCTCGGATAGGTTCTGTCTGATCTGTTGAACGAAGTGAGACCCAGATAACCGTTACTACCACCTTCTCCGGCGCGGTACGCAAAGTACATGGAACGGAACTTGCCATCAACCACGGCGGGAAGACCCGGGCAGATCAGGGTCGGAGGAATGGGAACAGACTGCACCCCATTATACTCGAACGGTTCCTCACCGAACAGGACGACTACTTCATCTCCTACTTTAGCATTTTCTATGGTATGGATCGTCTGCGTCCAGCCATACATGATATTATATCCCTTGTCTTCTTCAGCCGAGTTGACTGTGGTCGGCGCAAGCGTACCATCCTCGAATCGCATCCAGTTGTTGTTCTTGAGCTTTCCGATGATTTCCACGTTTACTCCATCTTCGCATTTAACCAGATAAGCACCCAGTTTGTCCGCAATCTGATTCACTCCGAACTGGAAAGCAGGCGTAGCACCAATGCCATTGTATACGCTTCCTTCAACATTCCATGAGCCGATCTTGGGCATGACGGACGGTTCCAGTACTACCGGATTCGTATAGGTGATACCCAACGCCTTGACGGTCGTTTCGATATACTCGCCATATCCAATGATGGAAGACGTACCATCAGCATTGGTCGCTTTCCATGTGATATTGTAGTATTTCTCAGGATTCTCGATCACACGCCCACCGGCAGTAATCTCGCAACGGGACTTGATCAGTTTCTCTGTTCCGATGTCGTTAATCGTTATGTAAGCTCCGGCAATCGGTACCTGTTTGGCGTTCTGGAAAACAGGAAGATCCACACGGATATTATACTGTACCATCAGGGCAGCATTGGTCGGTGATGCCGGTGCCGGATCTGCCCCTCCCTTGTAGGCGGCACGGCATTCCAGCTTGATATTCTTGAAACGGGAAGCGTCCACCACAAGTGTGCGGGGGAAGGTGCCGTCGGAATTGGGCGTAGTAACCAGCCAGGTATCTGAAGTAGTAACCAGGCGGGTATACTGCCCATCCTTGACATACCACCAGTATACGGCGTTATCCTCGGAGAGTTGTATCTCACCGCTTTTGAGGATAGCCTTTACCTGTACCTGCCAGTTGGCGGAATCGGTGTCGTCTATCTTCGTGGGATCTACAATAACCTCCGTCGGGGAGTCGGCCATCAACGAGAGCAATGAGGCCTCGTAATAGATAGTACTGAGCAACTGCTGCTCGATACGCGATTCCTGCCGGTTGGTCTTTGGATTGGTGTAGAAGGCCTCGCCGATCAGCAGGAAGGGCTCGTCTACCGGTGTGTTACGCTTTACTTTCAGAACCGGGATACCATCCTCGGAAGTGGATATCTCGTAATCGGAATTTCCTTCCGCTATCTTGTTGGCAGGCTTGTATTCGCCCAGATACCAGTCGATACGGTCGAGCGTAGCGGGACCCTCGGTGATCACTCCGTCAGGGTCCTGAAGATTCACCGCTACCGTTACAACGAGCGGAAGGATCGCAGAGTACGAAGGATAAAAAGCATTGTCGTCACGGCTGTACTTCTGCTGGAAGGAGCCGTCACCTACAATCTTCATGCCGGAACTGGCGTTCAACGGCTTGACCTGGATGTTGATTACTCTTTTCTGTTGCATATGATTATAAGTTAAATGATAATTCTTCTGATTCCCGCAGATAATTCTCCTCGCCCAGCGGGATAATGGCTTCTACCCGGAAAGTCACCGAACGGGCGTTCAGCCACTCAGATCCCATATCCGAGGAAATAAGGTGAACCTTGTTCTTTTGTCCGTCCACGAAGACAGGCGACCAGGAATTATCCTCAGCCGGTATTCCCGAATCCCTGCTCCAGGTGATCTGCGTACCGGCAGTGTTCATCACATCCTCGGTTATGTCGACTGTCCCGTGGTAAAACTTAGCCTCTATCACCGTATCTATCAGCCCGTAAAAGAAGCTGAAACCATTGCTGCTTTCAAAGTCAATGGAAAACTCACCGTTGCCTTCCAGGAACGCCCAGTCGGTGGAGTTCCATTTCGGTTCAAGCAGGGTGCCCGTCTTCAGGCATTGCCACTTGCTGCCACGATGGTAGACGGTACTGATCTCATTACGCCCGGTCACTTCGTTCCTTGCCTCGAAGTAGTATTTCTCACCCTCCTGCCAGATACCTCTGTCCACCAGTTCGTAGACCGGTTTTCCCTCCACATCAACGCGGATGTCATCCTGACGGATGAGACCCCGACAATAGATATAGCTCTGCCGGTAGTTGATGGGCAGGTTATCGAAGATCGAAAGATTCTTCATCCTGCCTATCAGGATAGAGTAATTGCTCTCTTCCAGGATCGGCTTGGTCACACCATCGAGCATACAGATACATTTCTCGTAAGAGGAGATATACCAGTATCCCTGACGGTCTTCATCCGTGGTGTTACCCCTGCGGGTGATGGCCATCAGCTCCTCGGGCGGGTAATTCTTGCCGCCCGGAACCTCGGAATCCGGATACATCACCACATCGATATAGTTATCAGTCATATTGGTCTCTATAACACGCATCCAGGAGGTACGATAGCTGCCGCCTCCGGCCAGGAGATCATTGACAGAACCGTAGATGATGTCGTTTACAGCGAATGCGTTGAAGTCCGTATCGTGACGCTTGCGAAGAAGCAGACGATAGGTGCCTTCGGAGAGTTCTTCGATACTCTCAATCAAGCCCGATTCGGAATATGAATAGTCGCCTTCCTGGGCGGAAAGACGGTTGAAGATCAGCTCAAGGACTGTCAGCGAATTACGCAGTTCAAGGCTGCTGGCCTGGATGCGACCGTTCTTATCCATGATGATACCACTGCCGGCAATAAGAGAATCGATGGCCTTGCCCACTTCCAGACCACCCAGAAAACGGACGAGGAAGTTGGTGGAGTCGGCTTGGTCCTTACGCAGGAGTGTTGACAGAGATTTCAGCGCGGAAAATACGTTATAGTCCGAAGGCTGCTTGCCGTCTCCTACTTTGATGATATCAAACAAGGAGGTCTTTTCCGTCTGGCTTGCCAGCACATACTGCAGGTTATCCAGCGAAGATTCTATGGATGACTTCCATGAACTGCTGACCGCAGCCGAGCAGCTAACCGATGCCTCGGAGAGATTCGTGAGCTTCCTCTCCACACGCGTGATGCGGGTATCCAGGTATCCTTCCGCAAAGTATTGCTCATCCTCCAGTTTTACTCTTTGTCCGAGCAGCAGCGGTATCTCATTTTTGTCTACATAGATATAATCCGTATCAGAGGAGTAGATCGAGATGTCACGGCTGTACTCTTTCAAGTAGTTTTCAACAGCCTGTTCAAACTGCTGCTCGGCTATCGGATAATACTCATCCGGCATGCGGATATTGGTCAGTATATAGGTATCGCCCGCCTTTGGAATGAGATTACCTCCCGGTATCTGGGTATCTTCATCCGGATAGGTATTGATGATCTCAAACTCTTTTGTATCATTATGCCAGTTGCATTCGAACTCCCTGCCCTCAAGATCACCGCTTTCGAAAGTGATGAGTATCACCTTTCCACCGATCATATAATCGTCCGGATTGAAGGGCAGCTCGTTATCCTTGACGTAGTATACAGTGTAATCTCCTGTCTCCTCGTTTGTCTTTTCTTCAGAACGGACAGAAGATACGGTACCCAGCCGGTGTGGAAAGATATCACTGAAGGCACTTTCTTCTCTGTGTTCCTTCAGTCCCAACTGAGTATTAAGATCTATGTACGTAGCACGGGAAGGCAGCTGCAGATGTGTAAATCCGTACTTCGACGGATCGATATTCTTCGTGCTGCCAACGGGTATCAGGCGGGTAAACCACTTGATGGAATCCGAGTTCTCGCTTTGCGTAAGACCGGTCTTGAGACCCTTCATATAGCCGAGCGTGACACGTTCACCCCGCTCACATTTGCTCAGGTTCAGATACTCTCCGTCCAGCCACCATTCCGTTTCAAATGCCTGAGCGATTTCAGCGGCGGCATCCCAGCAATACAGACCGTTAAAGTTGATCGTCTGCCGGTTGGCGGTAATGGCTTCACCGACTCTCCATGTCACACCGTCGGTATTCCGGTTCATGTTGTCCACCAGCTTCTGGAGGTACTCCATCGGTGTACCGTCGTAGGCAAATACGGATTCAAGATCATCACTTCCCTGGTTGAGACGGCAGAAGAGCAGGTCCTGCATGTCATGTTCCCGACCATAGAAGCTGATGTTATAGGTATATTTCTGTGTGTTGGTCTTTTTCGGGCGGTACTCCTTTTTAACAGAGAACCGTTTGCCGCCTACTTCGATGTAATCACCCACTGACAGGACAAAGAACTCCCAGGTGGTAAAGTTAACACTCACCACGAATTCGGAAGCCACCTCTTCTGACCATCGGGAAGAAGAATCCGGGCTTACCTTCTTTTTAAAGTTTCCTTCTCTATCGTAGATGACAAGTTCCATTTACAGGCAATTTAAATCGTTTTTAATCTTCATTTGAAAAAGGTTTCGGTTCGCGCAGCGTTACCGTAAATCCGGCGATCTGCTGACCGGTATTTTTAAGTATTGTGAGCTGGCTGTACTTGGTATATTCCTTCATATAGACCTTCATGACCCTGTCAATTTCCGGAAGTCTTATAGTCAGCCATCCCGACTTTAGTAAAGCCATTACGGCATTATAGTATCCGAACCACCCGGTTCTTGTATCTGCCACGATAGCCATCTTCAAGGTAAGATCCCTCGCCTCGTATCGGGGAAGCAATGTTTCGGGCAATTCCTCCCCATCAAGTTCCCGATAGCTGACGGAGGTATACTCCTTCATCTTGGGCGGTTTCATCAGGGAGTCATAATTGGTATGATCGCCTGCATGCTCCTCCCAGAGAAAACAGCTGTATGTGGCCATATCGATATCGTTGATATAAAAGAGTCCTTCTTCTACTTTCATAATCCTATCCTTTCATTTTTACACCACGACGCAGGTCCATGATGCCTTCGTCTATCGTTTCAAGATGCTTGAGATACTCCGAGTTCTCCGCTATCCGGCTGATCGCTGTTGCCATCATCTCAAGAGTAGAGGAGATCAGGTTGTCGATATTGATCACATGATCGAGCATGGCATTACCGATTCCTTCCAGACGGCCGGCGGTCTCCTCCGTCATCGAGGTAATGGTTCCGGCCCTTCCTTCCTGCGTGGAGGAAGAGGAGGAAGTCCATCCAAATATATCTTTCAGGGCATCACGCTCGCCAAGCGCATCCTCGACAATCTTGTTCCATTCCTCCTGCAGTTCCTTATACTCGTCGGTATTTATCCCGCCTTCCTTGTTGTAGTTTGCGAACTTATCGTACCAATCCTGCAGACGCTTATCGTAGGCATCCGTCAGGTTGGTCATCAGGATCGCCTTCTGCAGGTATGCGCTGAAGTCATCCGCGAAATCCTGGGAGTCACTCTCCATGTCAAGGAGCGTATCATAAAAGGCATCACGCATGCTGTCAAAGGATACCTGTGTCAACTGCTCCTGTATCTGCTGCTGGATCTCCTCGATACGTTCCCCGCCTTCGATGATTGCATCCAGGTATTCTGCTACAGACTCATCCGCAGTGAGTTTTGCCCAGAAGTCGGGAGCCATTTCTTTCAGCCGTTCGAGCTGGTCAGCGGTCAGGCTGAAGATTTCATTCATCCGGTAACCGATATCATTCGGGTCCATACCGATGGAGCGGGCAAATTCATCCCACTGATCCCATTCGTACTGGCTCATACTGTTGCGAATGCGTACACCGATAGAGTGTGAGCCGGTAGAAGCTCCCGAATTTAGCCGTTCCTTACCCAGACGCTTGTAGGATTCAAGGCTTTTCTGGGCAAGATCAAGGGTTTCCTGACCAACCTTTGCCGCTTCCGATCCGTACGACATTTCAATATATTCTTTCTTTTTATCGATCAGCTCATCCCAGATTTCGTTCAGGCGATTGTACTTGTCGACCATCTCGTTATAGTCGGAGTAGTCAGCACCGCCAATATTAAACTTACCCAGGGTCAGCACATTGGCAAGGCCGCCCCATGTTCTCTCAGCCGTATGCCCCAGTGATTTTACAATATCACCGAAGAAACCAACCAGACCTTTTTGTCCAATCTGATCAAAAATAGCCAAGACACCGGATATGATTGAACCGACAGCTTCTCCGGACTGAGATAATACATCAACCAATGATCCCACCGCACTACCAAAGGATGTCAGGCTAAGATCCGCATCTCCAAGCTGGTTCATTGCATCAGCGACGGCTGTCAGATTTTTAACAGCCTTATCCTTTGAGGTTTCCAGATTCCCCTCCGTATTGCGGACCTTGGCTTCCGCCTTGTTCTTATTTGTGCGGGCAGTCTCAGCTTCTGCGCTGTCTATCCCATATTTCTTTACCGCTTCGTCATATGCCTTCTGTGCTTCGGTCAATTCACCAACCGCTTCAGAATAGTCACGAATGGATTCGGTCAGGTTGCCGAACAGTCCACCTTTATTGATGACTTCCTCGTCGATTTTGCCAAGGGCTTCCTCGATAACCTTGATCTGTTCGGGAGTAGCGTTCTTTTTAAACTCCGGGCTATTACGAAAAGCGACGATTTGTTTCTTTACTTTCTGGAGTTCCTGCTTAGTCACACGTTCCAAATTACCGAAGACAACATCCCAATTGATGACGTTCTTGAGCTCTGTAAAATCAAGAGCGGACAATGCTTCGTCACGCTGCTTGGCCAGCAGCTTCTTATCATCCTCACTGAGTCCCTCCTGGGAGGACTTCAGGGCATACTCCTTCATGATCGCAGTACGCTTCTGCTGATAGGTGCCGTATTCCTTATTATATTCAATCCAGGATTTGAGATCCTTATCCTGAAACTCCTTGTCAATTGCGTAAAGATCCTTTGCGTATTGCTGATAGGCAACAAGACGCTGCTGCTGGGCATTGTCTTTTACCGCTTTCTTCTCTTCAGGAGTAGACTTGACACCCCGGTTCTTCTCGGCTTCCTCCATCTTCTTGAGCGTATCACGTTCCTGCTTGTTGATCCCGGCAAGAGTTTCTTCCAGTTCCTGCTTGGCCAGTTTTTGTCTCTTTTCGATTCCGTCCTTCATCACAGCGATGCGGGCGGCTTCCAATTTCTGTTGTGCCTTTATACGCGCATCGGCAAGTTCGTCCTGGTAGTCTCGGGCGGATTTGCCGGTGTCCGGCTTCTCGTATTCATCAATACCGGCATTTTTAAGCTTTTTCGCAGCTTCGATAAGTTTCTTGTTATATATGGACGTATAGGTTTCAGCATCCTCTTCCGCTGTTTTCTTGATCACTTCCTGATTCTTGATGCCTGCCTCCCATACGGTTTCCGCTCTGGACTGGTCCTTTTTCTGAGATAATGATCCGGGTACCCATTGGGGATCAAATAACAGGAAAGAGATCGCTTTGTCCTTCAAGTTTGGACCTTTCTCTTTCCTCTTATCTATTTCGATCTGTGCCTTTAATGCTTTTTCGGCTTCCTCGGACGCCAGTTTGAACGCGGCTGCAGCTTCCGCTCTCAAGGTCATGGCTTCAATAAAGGCCGCCGTGTTATCCACCAACAGGTTTTCAGCATCGTTTACATTATTAACGGCAACATCCAGCTTCTTGAACTCATCAGCATTATCCTTGATAAACTCTTTCTTTTCCTTAAGGTTGTCTCCCAGCTCATTCCATCTGTCCTGCAAAGAACGGATGGTTATAATTTTTTTTGAAAGATCGGCGGCATCCATGCTTTCATTCACCTTCATCTGTGCATCGGCAAGATCTGTCAGCGTATTTTTCCCTTTCACTATCTGAGAAAAGAAATTCCCGATCTCCTTTCCGTATACGACAGAAAGAGTGATTGCCGTAGCCATTGCCGTCTGCCAGGAGAACAGGGAGGAAAGCGTCTGTTTCCATACAGGAGTGGCTTTCTTTCCTGCGGCAGTCAGAGCTTCGTATTCCTTTCGTGCCGATGCCAGTGCATCGGTAAACATGGGGATGTTGTTGGAGATAGCCAGGAAGAACATCTGCGGCCCCATAGCGAGGGCAGGCAGCTCACGGGCAATCTGCTGCATGCTCATCTTCACATTGTTGAGCTTGGGAGCAGGATCGTCCTGCATAATAGGAGTCCCGTTCGACCTGTTCTTGGATGCGGTATACTTATCCAGTTCAGCCGTCAGGGAGCGGATGCCGACTTCCAGTGTTTTGATCCTCGTCTGATCCTGTTCATCGATAAAGCCGGTAGCGGTAGCCTCCAGTGACTTCTGCCGGAGAACGTCCAGATCCCGCTGCATGGCAGCGATGATAGCCTTCACCTTCTGCTCAGCGGTAGATAGCGCCTGAACCTCCGCAGTGATATACGGAGAGATATCAAGTTTGAGAAGTCTGCCCTTACCTATCTTCTGCAGGTCTTTGAGCTCCGTTTTCAGCTGCTCGATAACACCGGCAAGAGCCTGGATCTCCGCCATCTGCGCATCGGTATTCACACCTGTGGACATAGCTTGCTTGAACCGCTTCTGCAGATCCTTCAGCTGAGACTCCAGATTAGCAATGACCGCTTCCGTATATTTACCCATACTCCCTAGGTTGCCCTCCACCGAGCGCATCCCTTTGAGCGTCTTGTCATCAAGCAGTATTTCCAGTCTGACGGGTTCCATTTATCCTCCTAATCTTGTTTGAAAATATTCTGTAGTAAAAGTCTCCGGACGACGGTTCTTTTCCCTTTCGATAAGCTCCTCCTTTGAGATATACCGGCTGACATCCATGTTCATTACCAGCAGCTCCGCATAGCTGATCTTCCAGAGAATGTAATGCTTCGAACATCCGAACCGCTCCATAGACTGAGCGATGATACCGAGAATGCTATGTGGACCTTCATTACGACCCTTTAACTCATCCTCTCTTTGTGGCTTCCGATTGGTTCGAGCAGCTTTGCCGCCCTGGCTGCCAATGGAATAGTATTGCAAAAAGCCTGTACGTCTATGCCCGATAGCAGCTGTATCAACGCTGCTGTAAGCATGGCAGGATGTACACGCCATCTAAGATACCAGGCAACGGGCTTTACCAGCAGCCATCCGGTGAGAAATCCCGTGCAAATAGACAGGGCAACGATCTCACTGACAGCCTTTCCCTTCTCCGCGATAAACTTAAGACGGGCATCATACTCCATTTCCTTGATCTCTTCCGGTGTAACGCCCAGTTTCAGGTAGCGAAGGGCAATCCTAATGATCGCTCCTGCCGGTGGACGGTGCATGACAAGGGATGACTTTCCCTTCCGTTTGCCAAAGATTCTTCGGGGTATCACCGGTATGCGGATGCCAACGTCAAGCAGCATTTCAGCTGCCTGGCGCTGTGTAGCTTTGTTATCCATTACGATCCCTGATCAGGCAGTTCACTTGACGGCGGTACTTCACCGGGTGCAAAGATCTTGTAGGCAGGCTTGCCTTCACCCGCCTCCTGCATCTCCAGCTCGCACGAGATACCCAGTACATTGCTAAAGTTGATGCCGTTGGCAAAGTTGCAGGTAAGCAGCCCGTTATAGATGCGGATGGTATGTCCGGTGGTACATCCGATGTCAAACACACCCTGAACATCCTTGTCCTCGGTCGGAGGGGTATAGTTGCCCTGTCCATCAGCCGTTCCGCCCATGACCTGCACCATGTTTTCGGCCAGCAGCTCAATCAGGGTAAACGTCCACATCTTGGTTCCGGGAGTACCCTTGATCACGGCAAACGGCGCATTGCGTTTCTGTGCCGCCCAGATACGGTTCTTGGTTGGGGAATCTCCGCCCGGCTGCATGCCGTCCTCGGAAATCAGACCAAGTGCCGATCCGTTATATTTAAGCGAGCTTACTCCATAGATAGCTCCAGTATTCTCCATATCAATCTGATTTTAAATTGTTCTTTAATTTGCTTTTAAGCCACCTGGATCCTATTAAAAGGAGCAGGCATGCAAGGCATACTCCTATGACCTTTATCTTTGCTCGCTCCCAAAAGGAGGGTTCAGGTGTTATTTCTTCCTTCAGCGTGTCAGCGACTTCCTGATTTTCCGTAAGACTCCTCTCTATGGTGATCTGCTCTTTCCCTTCAGCCTGTGCCGTGACCATCAGGCCGCCTTCTCCGTCTGACTCGATCCTGAGATCCAGACCGTTTCCTTTTTTTTGCACACCTATACCTTCAGGGAGGCTTGCGATCATCTTCATGCGCTCGGGTTCCAGTGTCAGGCTCGCCATCCTCATCGGGTCCCGCACGGAGGTGATTACCTCGGTTTCGCTCCGCTGAAGAGACCCCGAGCGGATGGCTGTCCGGCTCTCCCTGCTTGCTGCGCAGGAAGATAACAGCAGGACAATACTCAACATACCTGCACTGATGGCACTTACGTAGCGCCTGTTCGAGAACGATGATCTTTCCATTGACTTTTCTTATTTGATCACTTAATTCCAGAGTTGTCGAGGACAGGTCGTCATACAGCTGGTGATACACGCCTTCATCTTCCTTGACCGCACGGACCTTCGTCAGCCTGCGGTCACGCCACCATCCGATGGCCATGACGACTATCCCTGTAGGAGCAAACCAGTCCTGCAAAAGGGTAAGTACGGTACTCCAGTCCATGACGAATCAATGAGAGGTGATTACACGGCTTCTTCTTCCTCGGATTCCGATGGTTGCCCACCTTCTTCCCTTGCCTCGGCTGCTTTAGTGGCAGCTGCTTCACGTCTTACTTGAGCCCAGCGTTTTTCTGCGGGTGCTGTCTGTTCTTTGCTCTGTGCTGTAGTTCCATCCCACGAATAGATGGCTCCAATCGCTTCCTGTTTCTTCGGCAGCACGATATAGTAATGGCGGAAGTTTACCAGGCTCTCCTGAGCGGTCGGATTGGTCGCAGCTTCGCTGTAGTACATCTTCGTAGAACCTTGCGCACGGAACATGCGGGGTACATAGAACACAAAGGATGCCTTCATGTCGGTTTCGGCCGGTGCCTGAGTATACGGTACCTTGACTCCCTCTTTGGTAAAATACGGGCAGTTGATGAACGTATAGATCTGGAAGCCGAACATATTAAGCAGCTTGCCGCTGGTATAGTTGTAATACTTGTCCTTGAACGACTGGTCCTGTTCAAGCAGGTCGTTCACATGATCCGGGCAGAGCACCAGGCGACGTCCGTCTTCAGGTACCTCCGCATTGTCGAGCGCACGCTTAAGGGCAATAATGTCCTTGAGGGTCATTTTCTTTCTTCCGGCAGCATCCGCCTCTCCACTGGTAGGGATCACCGGAGTCTTGGCAGTATGGCTATATGGAGCCAGCGCATGCGCAGCTTTCTTATAACGGATACGGTCGATGGCGGTTCCATGACGCTGGATATCCAGTGAGAGCTTGTCGTAAGAGATCGCATAGAGCTGGTCATCCGTTACACGAGTAGCCTTTGTCTGGAACTTGTCCAGCCCGATAGGGATGTCACCTTCTACCAGATCCTGAACCGGTATCGGATAAGTCGTATTATTTACCAGTACATCAGGATCGCCACCCACATCTACCAGGTGGATAATCTCATTGTTGACTTTTGCCGAATAATCAGGGATACCGTCCAGAAAGGAAGCGGTCAGTCCCGCATCCATCTGTCGCACCAGTTCACCGGTCCATACTTCAGTATATACACCTTCCAGTGCGGCAGCTACCGGTGTAAAGTTTGTAAGGGCCATCGGAATAACGACTCCCGATATGGCGCCATAGGCCGGATTGATTCCAACGATGGAAGCCAGAATAATTCCCATCACAACGTTAAACATCGTTCCGGTCAGAAATTTCAAGACATTTTTCTTTTTCATTTTTTTTAATATTGTTATTGGTTAAACAAGCTGCGGACAGTCCACTCCAAACTGTTTCTTATACAGGCGCTTGTACTGTTCTGGGTCGCCAGAACGCATCAGTTTGAGTTCTGCTTCCGGTACATCCTCCCATTTCTCGTAGACGCCTGCGGAAGCGGCGGAAGACGTCTTTCCTCCCGCAAGGATGGCTGTGGGACGCACGGCCGCGTTCATCGCATCAAAGGTGAGTTTGAGAGATTCGGCTCCTACCGTCTTGCCCAGCGTGATGAAATGTTCTTTCTTGTCGGCACCGATCTTGCCTTCGGCAATGGCGGTATCCACCAGCGTAGTGACACCCGCGAGCTTCAACTTGTCCAGTTCTTTCTGCAGGTTATCCTTCTCGGAGATGAGCCGGGCATTAGCGTTCTGATATTCCAGAACCACATTGATCTTTTTCTGTACGTCTGTCAGCGTTGCGGCATCCGTGAGGCCCAGCATCAGGGCGACTGCTTTCAATTCTTCATTCATTTGAGGTAATGTTTTTGGATGATTATTGTTTTTCAGCAGCGGAAGACTGTGCGCACCCTCCTGCCTGCTGAGTTTGAGTTCCTTTCCTTCATAGACTAGGCGAAGATTGTCGTCATTGCCGCCGATGTCCACCATGCTGTATTCCACCAGACGGGACTTGGTAACGGTCGGACAGGTCTGCCCGGGTTTGAGCAGCGCCGGATCTTCGGACATTTCCAGTATTTCAAAATGGGGTGATCCCATCCGCAGTGTGCCTTTTTCCCACTGCTGCTTGGCCAGCTTCGACTCTTCACGAACCTCATCGAAATAAGGCTCACCGGTAATCTCACCGTTCTCCCTGCGTATGTCCTTTATCATTCCGATGATGACACCTCTCTGGTGCATCCACAAAAGAATAGGATTGCGCTCGTACTGTGACAGGTCGACACCATCTGTCTTTACCCACGTACCATACTGGTTCAATGTCTCATTCGATATTCGGATTCTCTCGCCCATTGCATCTGTTTTTTGTCACAAACTTATACCGGAGAGAAAGCTCTTCAAAAAAACTATGCAACCTTTTCCTGCAACTGTGCAGCCCGTACGTCATTGTATGCAACCGCTACGTCATTTTTTTCTATCCGCCCCGGGGATGCGCATCTTTGTCTCAAATTTTAAACGACCGGTATGGCAAGAACGGAACATAAATCCAAAGAAACAGCGAAGGCACTCTACCTGAAGGGCGTCCCTGTAGAACGCATCCTCGAACTTACCGCAGTAGCGCGGCAGACACTCTCCCGATGGATCAACCAGGAGGGATGGAAAGAGCTCAAGGCATGCTATGGCATGACACGCGAGGAGATCACGCAGAAGATCCTCTCCATTGTCAATGACGCCATTGAAAATCCGGACGAGTACCTGAAAAGAAAGAAGATAGCCGACGATCTGGTAAAGCTGGCCGCCGCTATCGAAAAAATGGACAAGAGCACCAATATCATACACTACGTGGAAGCCTTCATACGGTTTGAAGACTGGCTGATGGAACACAGAAAAGAATACCCGGAACTGCCCGATGAAGTAGTGATGATACTCCATAGGCTGCATGATGACTTTATCTCACCATTTTTTATAAAGAAGTAATATGACCGAACAGGAAAGAAAAGACGCTTATAAGCGCTGGCTACAGCAGAGCGAGAGACTCAAACGGCTGACATCGGACAAGCGCATCGAGACCCCGGAAGAGAAGAAACGCAACATTGCCCGTGCCCTGAAAGACTACAACTATTTCTGTCAGCGTTATCTGAAGCATTATTGCGAATGTCCTAACGCCAGGTTCCAGAATGACGCGGCCCGCTATCTTTATAACAATTCCAACTGCCGGGCTGTATTCAAATGGCCGAGAGGGCATGCCAAGAGCGTCCACCTGGACATCGGTGTACCGCTGTGGCTGAAATTCAACGGCATGCTGCACGTGATGGTGCTTGTGGGCAAGAGTGAAGACAATGCCGATGCCCTGCTGGGAGACTTGCAGATGGAACTGCAATCCAACCAGTACATCATCGAGGATTTCGGTGAACAGTACAATGCCGGCTGCTGGCAGGAAGGCGAGTTTGTCACCAAAGACCGCTGTGCCTTCTTCTCGCGAGGAAGAGGACAGTCACCGCGCGGACTCCGGTTCCGCGAGATGCGTCCGGATTATATCGTTGTGGATGACCTTGATGATGACGAGATGTGCCGCAGCGAGGCCCGTGTACGGGAAATGACCAAATGGATCAAGGAAGCCCTCTTCGGATGCTTCGGAGGAAAAGGAGGACGCTTTGTCATGGTCGGCAACCTGATCGGCAAGAACAGCGTGCTGCAGAGGATCATCGACAGTCGCACGGTACATACCAGCTCGGTGAATGCCTTTGACAAGAACGGCAATCCCGCGTGGCCTGAAAGATATACTACGGAATACCTGAAGGGACTCGAAGAGTTTATGGGATACCGTTCCTTCCAGAAGGAGTACATGAACAATCCCATCACCGAAGGAGCCGTATTCCAAGAGAGGTGGATCAAGTACAGACGGATGCTCAAACTGAAATACTATGAGAGCATCGTTGTCTATGTCGACCCTTCCTGGAAAAGCACCGGAAAGAACGACTACAAGGCGTGCAAGATGTGGGGACGACCCCAGAGAGGACTCAAGACGGCATCCCCGAGGGAACTGCACTGCATACGTGCCTTCTGCCGGCAATGCAGCGTAGGTGAAATGGTGCGCTGGCTCTATGACCTGTACGAATCACTTCCGGAGGATTGTGCCGTATCCTTCTACATGGAGGCCAACTTCATGCAGGATACCATACTCGACGAGTTCCAACGGGAAGGAGACCTGAGAGGATACCAGCTGCCCATCATGCCGGACACCCGCAAGAAGCCTGACAAATTCGCACGTATCGAAGCCATATCACCCCTGTGGGAAAGAGGATTCGTATGGTACAATATCAAGTACAAGGATGATGCCGATATGAAGACATCCATTGACCAGACACTCTCCTTCGAACAGGGAAGCCGGGCACATGACGATTCTCCGGACGCAGATGAGGGTGCGATCTACAAGCTGCAGAAACAGGTACGGCAGGATACGCTACCACCTCGTCTTGGGGTTAGGGAGCCACCCCAGAAAAGATGGTAATCATTTAACTATATCACTATGTATATCACGGATCAGGATTATATCAATATCGGAGAGAATGCCCTGGATATTGTTCAGCAGAGCAAGCCGGAGAACCGGGAAGCGGCGGAGAAGTTCGCTATGGACTTTGCGGCCGGATATCTGAGGGCAAGGTATGACGTGAACGCCGCTTTCACAAGAGAAGATAATGAGAGAAACATGGCGCTCGTCGGATGTCTGACGGATATAGCGCTCTACAGGATGGTGCTCAGTCTGCCCTCCCGAATGAGCTGGGAGAAGTACGAGAAGCAATACAGCCGGCAGGTGGAATGGCTCGAGGCGGTACAGTCCTCCGCAGTGATGCTTGACCTTCCGACCGTTACCGGACCGAACGGAGAGGAGGATTACCACAATCCCATCCGCACAGGCGAGGGAGTCAGAAACAATTATATCTGGTAAGACATGGGAAATAAAAAGAAAGGAAACATCCCGTTCGGGAACATAGACCTGGCACGTCCGGCGGATCGTCGCAGGGTAAAGGATATGACTGTCAAACTGCAGCTGCAGACGGAAAACCTCACACGTAATGACCTGAAGTCATGGCGGTGGGCATGGCAGCAGGCCATCAACGTAGAGCAGCCAAGACGCACGAAGCTCTATAATATCTACACGGATGTGGATGTGGACGGACATCTCACGGGGTGCGTCGAACAGCGGACGGGATTCGTAATGAACAAGGGATTCAAGATCACGGACAGGAATGGAAACGATATGGATAACGCCAAGGAACTTTTCGAAGCTCCCTGGTTCAAGGTATGGATGAGACTCAGCCTGGAGAGTATCTATCAGGGCAACTCACTCATCGAACTCGGGCCGGTGATCACGGTGGATGACAAGCCGGTATTCAGCCACATCAAACTGGTGCCGCGCACACATGTCATTCCGGAGTTCGGCGTAATCATCCGCAGCGAGAACGATACATGGCAGTCGGGATTCGATTACCGGACGGGAGCTGTGTCATGGAACGTAACGGAGGCCGGAGGCACACATGATCTGGGACTCTATCTCAAATGTGCGCTGCAGACCATCCCGAAGAAAAACATGGCCAGTTTTTGGGACATGTTCGGCGAGATCTTCGGCATACCGCTGCGCATCGGAACAACCACCAGCCGCGATCCAAAGGAGTTTGACAAGCTGGAGAAGCTGCTGCGTAACATGGGAGCGGCATCCTACGGACTCTTTCCGGAAGGGACCACGATAGATATCAAGGAATCCACACGCGGTGACGCCTATAATGTGTATGACAGGCGGATCGAACGGTGTAACTCGGAACTGAGTAAGGCGATACTGACACAGACCATGACTGTTGACAACGGAGCCTCGCTCTCGCAGTCGAAGGTGCATGAGAACATGCTGGATAACCTGATCAACAAGGATGCCGATATGATACGTGATCTGGTAAACTGGCAGCTGATCCCACGTATGATTTATCATGGATTCCCGGTGAAGGGATGCAGATTCGAATGGGATGACAGCGTGACCTATACTCCAGAACAGCAGGTGGCATACGAAACGATGGTCATGAATCACTATGAGGTGGACCCGAAATACATTATTGAGAAGTACCAGATGCCCGTCAAGGCACGTAAGGAAACGACCCAGCAGTTGGTAAAGCCTTTTTTCGACTAGGCCCCGCTGATTATGCGGGGCTGCATGAGAGGGCAAGGCTTGTATATGAGAGCGCTTCCCTGTCTCTGGCTCAGAAAGAGGAGGAAGAGAATGATACGGTAGAAGTCGACACCTCTTCCGTCGAAGCGGCATTCGTCCTGCTGATGGCATGGTTGCACCGGCAGGAGCAGTTCTCCCCAGAGATGCTGAAAGAGGAGGAGGTGAGGAACTTTATCCGTGAGACCGCCACGTTGCTGGACGGAGCGGTGGATTATTCGATCCGGGAAGTTCCCCTGGATGAGGTGAGCATACAAAGACTCAAGGAGTCTAACTATGTATTCAGCGGGATCAAGACCTTTCATGAGCTCAATGAGGCGTTTCCTTCCCTACTGGATGAAAAAGGGAATAAAAAGCCGTTTGAACGGTTTTTAAATGACGTCCAAAAGATCAACAATACGTATAACGGTTCCTACCTGAAGACGGAGTATAACTTCGCCGGCGCGGCAGCGCTGATGGCGGCGCAATGGAAAGATTTCGAGAAGGATTTCCAGGAGGATGGGGACCGTTACAATCTGCAATACCGGACTGCGGGTGACGAGCGGGTACGTAAGAGTCATCAGTTGCTGGAAGGGATTACGCTCCCGATTACCAGCAGGTTCTGGGACTGGTATTTCCCGCCCAACGGTTTCGGCTGCAGATGCGTGGTACAGCAGGTGAGAAAAAGCAAATACCCGCAAAGTGACGAGCAACAGGCCATGAATCTGGGATCGCAGGCGACGGCGGGTAAATACCAGGAGATGATGCGTTTCAATCCGGGCAAGCAGATGACCACTTTTCCGGCATACAATCCGTATACGAGAAAGGGATGTACTGATTGTAACGGAAAAGGATCGGACAATGAGCTCTGCCGGGCATGCAGGATTGTGCGTAAACAAGCGAAAGGAGGAGAAAATGGCTGAAAAAGATACAAAGAAGGTGATCAGGGAACTGCAGCAACGGATCAACCGCTACATCCGTCTTACCCTGAAGGACATCAAGACGGAAGCCAAAGAGGAGTTCGACCGGAACTTCCAGCGGGAGGCTTTCTTTACCGAGAAGTGGAAAAGAAGACGGTACGCTCAGGATGAGACCCGGGGAATATTGCAGCAGTCCGGAACGCTCCGCAAAAGCATACGGGCCGAGATCATGGAAGGCAACAAGGGAGTAGCATTTACTTCATCCGTTCCTTATGCCAGGATACACAACGAAGGTGGAACCATTACCGTTACCCGAAGGATGAAAGGATATTTCTGGATCAAGTACAGGGAAGCTATGGGCAAAATGGGATATACCCTGAAAGGGGAACTGCGCAGGACCAGGAAAAACCGGCAGCTGTCCTCGGATGCGGAATTCTACCGGGCAATGGCCTTAAAGAAGGTCGGCAGCAAAATTGTCATTCCCCGCCGGCAGTTCATAGGCACACACCCGGATCTGGAGAAACTGCTGCAGGAAATAGCCAGGGAAAATATCAAGGAAGTATTTAACGACTAATTATAAATATCATGAGAAGTTTTTTCTTTTTACAGCTCCAGAAACACCTGGAAGGACTGACGGACGATAAGGGAGAGTCCCTTGTCAAAACCTACGACCTGTGGAACGAGCAGGTGGATTTTATTGAGGAGGAAGAGCCTTTTGCCCGCCCTGCGGTATTCCTTGAGTTCATGCCTTACAAATGGCAAATGCTCTCTGCCGCCACGCAGACGGCAACTGTTCCCATCAGGCTGCATATAGTCACCGACTGGAAAGGTTCCTCCAGAAAAGGAAGCAAATATCAGCTCCAGACACTGGAGCGTTTCAGCCTGCTGGAGAAGATCAGCAGACATCTGCATAACTTCCTTGGAAACGACGGCAGCGTATTCTTCGATATGTTCCGGCGTACCGCCAGCGATACGAATCATAACCACTCAGAACTGATAGAGGATATCGAGGAATACACTTTCCGCGTTACGCAGAAACTCTAGAAAAGACTCATCTGCATCTCCTTCTGCTTGGAAATGATACGGTCATCGGCACTGGCATTGATGATGTTGTAAAAGGTGCGCTCGCAGATCCTGAACTCCGGCCATATATAGCGCCTTAGGATCTCCCGGTTCGACAGGCCGTCACGGGAATGCTCGTCATAGATGCGCACGATAGACGATACACGGTGAACGTAGCTCCGTCCCGGAGTATTCATTCTGGATTTCTTCATACCTGAAAACAATTAAAAACAGTCTTGAAAAACTTTTTACCTCAATGACAAAAGTAATGATTTCTAGATAAATATGCAATTATAAGGAGGGAATTATAAAAAAGCCCTCAACGCTTCCGTTTAAATCACCACAAATAAACAAGGAAAAGATAGCGCAACTATCCACACGCTGAGGGCTAAAGTCCTTAACGTGGATAATTGCGCTATGTTTATTGTGGTGCACAAAAGTAACAATAAAAATTAGAAATTTATGTGTAAGAGCGAAATTTTCTTTAAACTGCTCTCCCTGACAGAGGAGGAAACGGAAGTATCCAGAGACAGGATTCTGGGTGATTATAAGGATATGGAGACTACTGATGCCAGGTATGTTCTTGTTACCCTTCTAACCGAAAAAGGATTGTATCCCGATCAGATCGCAACACTTCTTCACCGCACAGCAAGAGGCGTGCGGCATCTGATATCACGTAACATCACCTCACCTATGATAGGTATTTATTTGACACGCATCAGGAAGCGCATGGGAAGTGATTTCTCGACAGGGCAGTTGTAGATGAGTATGTTTGCAGCACGGTCGAATAGTGACCGGAACTACAAATACAAATACAACTATGAGTGAATCAAGAACATTTGTTTTCCCCGAAGGGGGAAACTCAGGAGGCGGTACCAACGGCGTTCTAGCCATGCTTCCGGCTCTGATGCAGCAACGAGGTGTAGATC